GCGGGAATGTTACGGTGCAAAAGGTTCACAAGCTGCGGTCACCGCTCATTCATTAATGGAAATGGTTCGAAGGGCTGATTATGCTCCTACCAACATTGTTTATGCCATTGACGCGGTCAAGAACGCATCGGCGATTGCGGAAAGATACGTTGATTTTTTAAAAAGCTCGCAGTCGATGGGGGACATCGTTGCCAAGCTTCCAGAGTCTTATTTGAAGGGCGACGTGATTTCTCTGCCAGGAATGAACTGTTATTTCGTTGGTGCAGGCTCCGTCGGTCAAGCCGCTTCCAAACCTGGCGTAGGACTCGTTGTCATAGATGAAATAGATACACACAGGGACACGCAAGTAGACGGGTCAACTGTTCACCTTTTCGCACAACGCGGAAAAGCAACGGTCAGCGGGAAAATCCTGGGCTTTTCAAAACCCACCATCGAGGAGGGTCAAATCTGGCAGCTTGTCACAACCGGTTCCGGCCATCGCGATTTTGTCCCCTGTAAGCACTGTGGCCATTTTCAATATTTAAAAATGGGTCAGGTTAGATATCAACATTTGCGTGACAAGTTTGGAGACCTGGATCTCGCAAAAGTCATTCAGAAGGCAGAATACGAATGTGAGTCTTGTGGCGGAATGCACAAAGAAAGCGATAAGAAAGAAATGCTCGCAAACGGTGAAGTCAGGGCCACGAATTACGTTGGTAAAGGGGAAGGCGACCAAAAAGAAAAAGTTCCTGGTTGGTTGCCAAAACGGATGAGCTTTTACCATAACGACCTTTACGCACTTTGGGAGAATTCAACCTGGGGAAATCTCGCAGTTGAAAAACACGCTGCTGGGCGGGAACCAGTTAAGCTAAAAGGATTTCTCCAGGATCGACTCGGGGAAGCCTGGGCGGAAGGCGGATCACGAAGGGTACGCTTGAGCGACGTGCGCGAAATGTGTGGTGACTACCGCCGAAAGACGGTTCCTAAAAAGCCCATCCTTTGCGGAGTCTTTGCGGATACCCAAGATGATTCCTGGAAGGCGGTCAAAGTCGGATATTCCGCGGAAGGTGATATTATGGTTTCTGATTGGGGGTCGTTTCTGACCTGGAAAAATTTATTGTCTTGGGCTCAAGCCGGAATCGAACACGAGGGCGTCAAATACTCGGTGCGATGCAACCTGACTGATGAGGGGGGCCACCGGACTTATGAAGTCCGAAAGAACTGCTCTAGTTTGGCTCCAATATTTAGTCCTTCAAAAGGCATTGCAGGGATGCAGGTCCGCCAACGAGGTGGCGATCTCCTTCGTTGGAGTAAGAGCCGAGTCTTTAAAACGACGCAGGAAGGAATGAGATTGGTCAAGGTGCTCCACTACGATGATGATTCATATCGGCGGCTTCTTTATCGGACGCTCATTCTTGATCGCAACCAGGTCGACGAGGAAGGCGTGGAGGTCGAGCAATTTGGAAAGCTGACCTTTCCGGTCGACGCTCTTCGAGATGATGAGTTTCTCCTCGAGCTTTGCCGGGAATACCAAATAAAGAAAGGCGGGAAGTGGGGATGGGAACGAGAATCTGGTCCTAATGATTTTGGCGACGCGGTCAAGATGGCGGTGATTGGTCGAGATGTTTGGTGCCGGTCAGCGGTGAGAGATTAGGAACATAAAAAAAAGTTACAAAAAGTTACCTTTTAGGGTTGCGTCATACGTAACAATAAGTTACCTTTTCTTATCGAAGAAAACGAATCCTTCGATCGAACTAAATAAAAAAATGACAAAACTAGAAACACCAAAAAACTACACTTTTGTAATTGAATCAATCGATAAAGTTTTTGACCACGACGAAGAAACCTATGCTCTCGGATGCCTAGGGGTAGACGTTGATACTAAAAAAGAAATCCGCGTTCTTCTCAATTTTAATTATGAAGAACTCGCTCACGTCGTTAAAAACGGCATCAATAATTCAAATTCTTAAGCTAATGAAATACGAACAACAAGCGGGCGCACCAGATTTTTGGAACAGCGATCCTAAAAAAATATATATTTCTGCCTCGAGCGGAAGCAGTCCATTCAATGAATGGTACGAGTTTGCAGATCGAAGTGACGCGGTGAAGCATATTGAAATAAATTTTTCTTCAAGTTCCTTCCACGATCATTTTCAAGCTTTTAAAAATGAGATTTATGAAATGGATCAATTCACCCCTGAAAGTTTTGAGGCCGACGACTTAGACGGTTGGTCTTTAAAACCGAATGCTGAACCAGCCGACCTGCAAGAAATCATTTGGGCTGAAAGTAAATTTTAGTTTTTGAATGACTCCAGAAAAATATAAATCAATCCGCCAAAAGCTCGGTCTGACACAGGCCAAGCTTTCGGCTATCCTTGGAGTGTCGCGAAAGACGATCAACTTCCGAGAGAAAGGTTCAACGAAAATCACCGAAGAAGCTCGCCTGGCAATACTTTCCCTTAAAACAAAAAAACGTCGATAGATTGACAAGCGGGGGCTCGATATGAGTCAACCGATCAATCGGGCATTAGTTCGGAGTCTTGCCAGGCTTCACACTGTCGCACAATTAACGACCAAGCTGGACGCCGCGACCGCGGAGCTCGAGCAAGCAATGTCCGCGGAAGTCGTGGTGACCGGTGCCAACATGAAAGAGTCAGGAACTACTGGAGAATATTTGAGCGGTGCCCTAGATTTAAAGGTCAGAACCTATGAGGCCGCCATTGGGCTTCGAAAAAGGACGGATGCCGGGGCGACTAACGGGGGGGCTAACCGCAAAATGAACCACGTTAACTTTCGATTCCGTGAGTGGGGATTTTAATCGGTTGACGTAGTCGGTCCGCGTCATGGGGCAGGACTCAAAAAAATCACGGCGAGGAACTAGGGCGGGAAAGAAAGTTCAAGCCAGAAAAGCGGCCTCAAAAAAGCCAGTTGACGGACTTCCAAGAACAAAATCCGACCTGATTAAGATGCTTTCCTCCTGGGATGCCGCAAGGCATTCGGACCGTCGTGGCCGGGTTGTCATGCCGTCACTTAATCCGAAGCGAAGAGTTTCACCGACGGAAAGGCTGGAGATTTCCAGGAAAGTTGAGGCGGCCGAGCAGAATGTAGGATTTGTAAAACGTGCCATAGAAGGACCGGCTCGGTTAGTCGGAAATCTACACCCACAGAGCCAGGCGGGAAATGCTGATTTTGAAGCCGAGATAGAAGAGAAAGTTGGAAACAGACTGAAAAATCCTCTAGCATTTGACGGGGCGGGCAATTTCGATTTTCTGGACTGGCAAACCTGGATTCGAGAGTCAAAAATCAGGACTGGTGATTGTCTGACTGTTTTGGCCTCGGGGCCGGATGGGGCGGCTCGCGTGATGTGTTACGAGGGGAACCAGATCGGCGACGGTCAAGGGAGAAGAGACCAGCCGAAAAACCTTTATGATGGAATCTTTTTGGATCGCTTTGGGGGACGGTCAGGTTTCCAGCTTTTAGACGATGAAGGAAAGGCGGCCAAAGTTGTTTCTCGCGACCGGTCAATCTATCATTCAATCGGAGGAAGAGCCGGGCGGGTTCGATCAGTGTCGGGCCTTGCTCACGCGGTGGCGAATTTCCTCGATATGGTCGAAATTATAGCCGACACGAAACACGCCGTAAAAGTGGCGGCTTTGTGGGGAGCCTGGATCGAGCAAGGGGCAAATACCGAAAACAATGAAGACCCTGGCGAAGACCTAAAGGGGTTCCTGGAGGCGGCTGGGGAAACCGCTGAGATTGCAGAAGTCGAAGGTCTTTCTGGGGAAACTTTGCCTGACGGAAATGTTCTTTCTGTCGAGGACGTTGTTCAAGGGGGTCGCTTCCAAGAGTTTTCTCCAGGGCAGAGTCTGCACACGATGAACGATACGCGGCCTCATCCGAACGTGCTTGGGCTTTTGTCCTGGTTAATTCGCGATATGGCTTGGGGGCTCCCTCACGGTGGGCTGTCTCCCGAAGTTCTCTGGGATGCGTCTCAGATGAACGGGCCCGGTATGCGCTTTGTGATGTCGGAAACCCGGAGATTTGTCGCGGACGAGCAAGAACGCGGGAGACGAGATTGCCAAAGGATTTGGATGTACTTCTCTGCCAAGGAGGCAAAGCGGGGCAACCTGGTGATTCCCCCTGAGTTGCAGGATACCTGGTGGAAGACGTCTTGGATTCCACAAGCCGATTTGACAATCGACCGGGGCCGCGACGGGAAGCTTGACTTGGCTCTCCTCGATCAAGGGCTCATGACTCGGGAAGAATGGTGGGCCCGCCAAGGTAAAGACTGGAAAACGGAGGAGGCGAAAGTTGCCAACGAGCAAGCATATATTAAAAAACAACGGGCCGAGGCCGGTCTAGTCGACTAGCATGGCCAAAGGTATATTTGCGCCGCCCAAGTGCATCGCGATTGACGTAGACGGGACGCTCCTAAAGCGGGGGAAAATTAATTGGTCTCTAGCGAATTGGGCAAAACAAAAAAAGCTTGAGGGGTTTGAGGTCATCTTGTGGACCGCTCGAGGACGACCACACGCCGCCGCGGTGGTGGAGAGGTTTGGTCTTGAGGATCATTTTTCCCAAGTGATTGGGAAGCCTGGTTACATCGTCGACGATATGGCTTGGGGGTGGACAAAGTTCACCAAAATCGTGACCAAATTTCTATAGTTGACGCCCTTCCTTCTTTCTATGGCAAAACATTGGTTTGAAATCAGCAACTCATCGGCGGACTTAGAGCCGCGGAACGAAGGCGGCCGCGTCGCACGGGTCGACATTATGGGGCCGATTGGTGGCTGGGATGTTTCTGGTTCTGAGTTTCTTCGCGAGCTGAAAGACCTCGGCGATGTTGATTCGATAGATTTGCGGATTCATTCACCAGGAGGCTCTGTCCTAGATGGCTGGGCTATTGCCAATGGAATCAAAAACCACCCGGCTCATGTTGTCGCCAGGGTCGAAGGATTGGCCGCTTCAATGGGGTCGGTCGTTTTAATGTCAGCCGACGAGATCGAAGTCCCACAGAATGCTTACGTCATGATACACAACGTGAGCGGTGGAGCATTTGGAGAAGCCGAAGAGCTGGAAAGCATGGCGGCATTGATGAGAAAGCTCCAGGACGACGTCACCGATTTCTATGCCAACGCGACCGGGAAAGGCCGCGAAGAAGTCGCCGAGATGATGGCGGCCGAAACCTGGATGAATGGAGAGGACGCGGTCAAACATGGTTTTGCAACTCGCGTCCTGGAGCCAGTTAAGGCGGCCGCTTGTGCCGACCTCGATACTCTCGTTTCTAAGTTTGAGAATGTCCCGGCGGCAGTCCTAGAGCTCCAGGCCGAAGAGCCAGCCCTCGAGGAAAACCAGGTCGAGGAGGTTGAGGTACTCGAGGAAGACCAGGCCCAAGAATCCGAAGAGGAGGCGGCCAAAATCGAGGCCGACGAGGAGGAAATCGAAGAAGAATTACAAAATGAAATTAGTGCTAAAAAAGAACTTAGCACTTGGGCAAGAATTTTGGCAGCCATATCGGGAGATAAGTGCGCCGACAATCACGAGGGATCGAGCGCAAAAGCTGCTCTTGCTCGTGCTGACGAACTCGAGGCGGAACTTTCCGGCCGGGTGAGTGAACTTGAAAAGATCCATGAAGAAATGGATATTTTACGGGATCAAAACAGAGAACTGGAGAGCTGTGCGCTTACGGTTGAATCACGCTTAATCGAGTGTGGCTTTGACTTTGCAGAGGCGGCCGACCTTCCGGCTCCAAACCAGAACAAAATCGTAAACGTCCTTGAGACTTATCTGGGAATGCAACCAGGTCAGGAACGAAGAGAATTCTTTGCTAAAAACCGCAAAGAAATCGAAAGACTTCAATCGCAGTAAGGGCGACAAAAACAAAAAGAAAAACTTGAAAAACTTAACTATCTAAAAAAATGGCAAACAATTTTGCAGCAGCTTTAGCGGTGGATACACTCGCTGAAGAATCAATTACAACTCTTGGGCCTGTCTTGGCCGTTCTCGATAACTTTAGCTTAGACGTGGCAGTTTCGCCTGTCGCGCCCGGATCAAGAATCCAGGTAGAAGTCGTTAATTCTGGGGCAACGGCACTAGTCAACCCCGGAGACTACACGTCTGACAGCGACAGTCAAAAGCAAGCAAAGTCGATCACTGTAAACCAGCATTCTGTTTCTTTTAAAGTCACACAAGCCGAGCTTAACAACGGGCATCGTTTACGAACACTCCTTCGTAAAAATATGCAGGTCATTGCAACGGCTTGCCGTGATGCGGTCTTCGCTCCAATCACAACTGCCAACTATGGGTCAGCAGTTTTGCATTCGACCGCAACAGACTTCGACGCGAGCGACTTGCAAACAATTTGGGGGGCTTGCAAAGACTTTCCAACTCGTAATCTTATTCTAGATGGGGCTTACTTTTCAAAGCTTCTTCCAACTAACGCGGATTCATTTTTGCCTGGTTCAACTGGTGCTTATGGATTCGATTCCTTGGCGATGAATAACCGGTGGGATGGCGCCGATGCGAAGGTCATAGGTTTTTGCGGAGCCGCTGACGCTCTTGCGATCGCTTCCGGTGAGCCAATCATGGACGATGAAATCCAGGACTTGCTGTCGTTTTACGAGCCTGTGGAGCTCCCTGGAGGTTTGACCGCTTACCTTTCAAGTTTCACTGACATTAATAAGCGTTCACGCTACATGAACATTTCCGTCATGCTTGGTGCGGCTGTCGGGGACGCGACCGCTGGAGCAATTATTACCGATGGCTCCTAGGATTTAAAACAACCATTGCAAGCGCGGAAGGCTGGGGGCTTTCCGCGCTTTTTTGTGGTCTAATCAATTGACGAGAACGGTCACTTTATGAGTTTGGCCACGTCCCGAATCGCATTTTTAGAGAAAGCCCAAGAAAGTTTGGAAAGCGTTTTCCCTGGATCGATCACATACAATGGTTCGACCTTTGCGTGCTCCAGGTCTGGCCTCGAGGTCGTCCAAGGAGCCGAGCCCGGTGGGTTTGAAAACGAGGGCCGCGTCATGGTCCGGGTTCGAACTGCTAACCTCCCCGCCGCCGGGCTTCCCAGGGAAACCGCCATCACTTTGGATTCGGTCGAGTATCGCGTCGAGGAATGTTTGCTCGAGCCTGGAGATGTTGCGTGGAGCGTGGAACTCGAAACTGTCTAAAATTATGTCACGAACAAAACGAAAATTTGCCTATGAAAAGCGCGGCCGAGGGACCGGCTCAAAAGCAGGAATGCAAAGGTTTTGCGGGGTCGAGTTTCGAGCGGTTAGGCTTCTCGATGAGGTCAGGGAAGCTTGTGATAGGTGGCTGAATGAAAACGAAGACCGGGGGCCAGATTGGGATTCATTCAAGTATGGCAAAAACGCCAAAAAATGAGGCTGAAGGTCAAAGTCCAGGGAGCTCGCGAGCTTGCCAGGGAAACCGCTAAGCTTAAAAAAAAGCTTGGGCTTTCCGCAGGCCAGTTTGCAAACAAAGCGGCAAAATCGGTTCGTGATACGGTTGTTCGAAATGCAGAGCCATTTGGTTTAGGTCAAAAAGCCATTAGTATGGGACGCGGAGCTATTAAAAAAGATCTTGGAAATATTTTTCGAGTCGTTCCAGAGTCTGCTCGAGGTCGACGGGGAGTAATTACCTCGATTGCTGAAGCTCAATCGTTTCATCAATCAAAAAGAGGTTCCCGCGGGAGAACTCGGGAAACAAACAACAAGCGGAACATTTTAAACAGTATTTTTAAAAGCTACGAGCGTAAGGTTCTCAAAAATGTAGGAATGGCAAAAGGTTCGGTTTTAGGTGGCAACCCTTCAGAGATAAAACACAACTTTAAATCTTGGATTCAAAGGTGGAAAAAAACTGGATCTTCTCGCCGAAAAAGAAGTATTTTCGGAGCAATTTGGACATTTAGAGCAGAGCCCGCGCACGTTGCAAGCGATCGAGTAATGGGCGAACGAGGGGTAAAAAGAGCAATGAGGGCAAAAGATCGTTCACTTAGAAATTTGTTAAGAAGAGAAATGCGGGCAAATCTCAAAAAAGCCGAAAAGAAAATTAATCGCTAACAATTGACAAGCGGGGTTCGTTGCATGGTGGTATCTGATCGGCTTTTGGTCGCCCTGGGCGAGTTTTTGAATCAAGACCTTTCGCTCGGCCTCACTCCCAGGCTTCGAGACTTTGGCGGGACTAAAGACGGTAAAACTTTAATCTTAGACGCAGAAGATCCAGTAGAGCATGAAGCTTTGGACCAAGTCTTTGAAATTGACGGCGAGGTGATTCTGAAGTTCCGCAACCGGGACGTGGCCGACGCCACGCAACGGGACGAGCTTTCTCAAATCAATGACGCCCTTAGACTAAGGGCAAAAGATTGGATCAATCTTCACACCAACGCGAGAGGATTAGGAACTGACGAGTTGGCCGTGTTTGATTTCAGGGTTGCGGATGGGGCATTCGAACAGGAAGACAAGTTCCTTTTAGGTCGCCTCGGATTCTCGGCCGTGATTTGTGGGAAAGAGAAAAATTTTACTTTCGAATATATCGGCGGCGATTTGGGATCGGGAACAAATCTTAAATGGAGAGCATTATCAAAGCTAGACGGGAAATTGTATGCTTCGCCAAATATCGAGGACGAGCTTTTGATAATCGATCTTGCTGACGATACAGTGACCAAATCGAGCGATCTTTCTCCATCAATCACGATCCAGGGTGGGAATTCAAAATACATCGATTCTCTAGTCTATAACGGGGCGATTTATGCAAACCCAAATCAAAACACGTCATATTTAAAAATCGATCCATCCCAGGCCGATCCATTTGTTCAACATCCGAGGGATTATTTAGGACATGGCTCTGAGGCTAATTTTTCTCCCGAGTCACTTCGCGGAGGTGCCGAGAGTGGTGGGGCAATCTATGGTTCAGTGTACTCGCGAAACGTCACCGACCATCCGATTGCCTTTATCTCAAAATTCGACATCGCGAGCGTGACAAAATCGCGGATCAATATTATTTTTGGCACCCTCGATTCAAATGGTGACGAAGTTCGATCCGGCGGGATCTACGATTTAAGAAGCAATTGGCAAAGTGAGCTTGGATCGACTTTGAAATGGATGTATGATTCATTTTTCGGCGCAACCAAAGCCGAGAATGGAAAAATTTTTCTGACTCCCCACGGCGCAGACCGCATCGTAGTTGTTGATCCTTCTTCCGACGACTTCGTGACAGTCGGCTCTGACTATTTGACAGGAAACGAGCCTTATTATTTAGGATCGTATAATGGAAATCTATGGTCAAAACACGCCTATTGGAATAAGTATTCGGGAGGAACGTTTTCAACTCTGAACAAGTCCATTTATTGTTTCCCGCGTCATGCCAACTCGATTCTGAAAATCGACACGCTAACAAACAGCGCAAAAGAAATTCCTCTTCCGTCCGCTCTAATCGTTTCAGATGTTTCCTTCAATCACGATTCAAGCTACCCGGTGACCACGAACAAAATGAAATCTTACTCGTCGGTATTGGGTCCAAATGGGTGGATTTATTCAGTGCCGTACGAGATCCCGTTTTTGTTTTGGATCAATCCACAGACTGACGAAATTGGTTTTCGTGATATTTCGACCGAACTAAGCACGGCGGGGACTCTTGGACATTCTTGGTTCAGCTACGGGGTGACAGATAAAAATTCGATTTACCTCGCTCCGCAGTCATCAAACCGGGTTCTCAAAATCAATTTTGAATTGTAAAAACTGACCGTTTTGGTTGACAGCACTAAGCGAATTATGAGCGCAAAGATTTACGGAGAGGCTGTGTTTGGAGTCACCGCGGAAGTTGGAATGTATGCCCAAGACCTTTCGGTGGGTTACAGTATCGACGAGACTTTCCTTCCTGATGAAGCTGGTGATGACGTCGCGGGGGGTTTTACAAATGCCTCGGCTTCAATTTCCATCAACGGATTTGTTAAAACTGGTGGGACTGCTTTTTCTACTGATCTGGGAGCTTCTCTTGCAGTTGCCAATTCTATCGACGCCGCAAGCTTTGTAAATGGTGCTTCTGATGACGACGCCGGAGAAACAATCCTTACCGGGGTAAGTCTAGGATATGGGAATAAAGCATTTAAAAGCTTAGACCTCACCGGAGTTTTCAAACCGTTCATGGGTGCGGCGCAATAATTTTCTCACCGAAAAAACGAGCGGCCTTCGGGAGAGAGTGTGTGTCTTTCATCTCCCGGCGGCCGCTTTTTTGTGCCCTGGTTGACAGGTTAAAACTTTTTGATGACAGAACAAAATCTAAAACGGGGCGGCCCGGTCGTCTCGATGGGCGGCAACAGCGACGAAGCCAACTTTGACACCAGAGATTCACTCCTTGCCGGGGCTCTTATGGCCCTGGGGGTCGAGCCGGTCGACGCGGAACCATGCAGGATAATCACTCGCGAGCATCTTAGCGGGTCGACGTATCAATTTTACTTTAAGCCGCTTTCGAATTGCGGAAAGTTTCGGACTCGAGAGCTCCTTTCGTATTGGTCGCAGGGAACTGAATGGGTCGAAAAGAATCCAGAGCATCCTTTTGCCTACGCCATCGCGGCCGTCAAAAACTACCGGGGGCTTTTGGATTTTATCAATAAAAAGGTTCCTTATGGATGGGTCAGCCGAGGGAAAAGTTTTGCAATGCTTCCCCTGGATGCGTCAGCCGAAACACAGGAAATTATTTTGGGAAGGATGTCGAAATGAGTAAGCAAAAAAACAAAAACCTAGTGCTCACTCTTTTTTCAAAACGGCCAAAGGTGGGGGAATATACGCTCTACCCTCTTACGGCCGGGCGTATTGCTCTCCTCGAGGACAAAGGAAACAAGCTTTTTGCAGGGGTAAAGGAAGGCGACTCTGTGGATTCATATGACGTATTCGAGGCGTTCATGGTATCGGTCTCGAGCGGGGAAGAGCTTGCCGAGCTTTCAATTCTAAGCGATGAGGATTGGAAAATTGCAACAAGGGCATTTGGCTTTGACCTTGAGGATCAAACATTGATGGACTTTTGGGACGTCGTCGAAGCAGAACGCAAGGCTATCTCGGCCGCTCGAGCAGTTCCAAAAAAAAAGAGAGCCCGTCGGGCTTCGAGAACCTAATTGACCCGCCTGGTGACGATGCTCCCTGGTGGGCAACTTACGTTTCCGCCCTGGTCCCGGTGACTGGTCGGGACGATGATTACGTTTTGTGGGAGCTTCCCTACGCTCGAGGGCTTCGATACCTACACGCGGTGGCGGTCGCTAATGGAACGACGATGGAGCTAGAGGAAGGGAACCAGGAAAAGAAAGATTCTCTTTTTGATGGATTCCACGACCTTCGAGCCCGGCACGGTCTCAAAGATTGACAACAAGGGCCAAAAGTATGGCAGCATTAACGTTTAAAGTTGGGGGAGATACCAGCGGTTTAGGCCGAGCAGTCTCGAAGGCTAAAGGGATGCTTTCGGGTTTGGGAACAGCGGCCAAAAATTTAGCTCTTGGCGGGGCGGTCGCGGGTTCGGTCGCTGCGATTGGTTCCGCTTTCCGAGGTCTTAAACTTGCGGCTGATATGGAACAGGTTTCGGTCGCAATGGAGGTTATGACAGGGAGCGCCGAGAAGGGGAACAAGGCAATTGAAGCTCTCATGGAGTTTTCAAACTCAACGCCATTAAAACCGGACGAGGTTGTTTCCGCTGGACGTGCCCTAATTGCGTTTGGAACTGAAGCCGACGACGTCGTCGGCGTTCTTAAAAAAGTCGGAAACGTCGCTTCTGGCATTGGTGCGCCGCTTGGTGAAATTGCAGAAATTTATGGTAAAGCCCAGGTGAGCGGGCGATTGTTTGGTGAAGACATCAACCAACTTGCGGGCCGAGGGATTCCTATTCAAAAAGAACTTGCGAAAGTTTTGGGCGTCTCTACTTCTAATATTAAGCAACTCGTTTCAGATGGGAAAATAGGTTTCCCTGAGCTTGAAAAAGCTTTTACTAATATGTCTTCTAGCGGCGGTAAATTTGCGGGGATGTTGTCAAAGCAATCAAAAACTTTCTCAGGTCTTTTATCGACTTTAATAGGAAAGCTTAACGATCTAGTGAGAAATGTCGGGAAAGGTTTAATGGAGTCACTGAAGCCAGTTTTAAACGAGTTAATTTCTTTTATCGATGAGAACAGCGAGGCCGCAAAAAAGTTTGGTAAAAATATTGAAGAAGCAGTCCTGGTTATTATAGAGGCGTTTAAAACAGGAGTTTTAGGAGAGCTTTTAAAAGACAGTTTTTTGTATGGTGCGACCTTTTTAGTCAATGCGGTGATTGAAGGGTTCACATCTGCCGGAGTGATTCTTTTGCAAGCGGCCGCGGGCGTTGGTAAGTTAATTTCAGAATTTTTCTCAGGTGAAAACGCTGAAGCGTTTGGTAAAACTTTAGCTTTAGGTCTATTTAAAGGGGCTTTAAATAATCCAATTGTAAAGAAATTTCGTCCTGATTTTGCAAATGATTTCATCGACAATATTGAAGGAAAACTTACTGATTCGGCAATTGATGCTCTTGGTCATATGGACAAGGCGGAGAACGAAATTTTGCGGGATTTAGCTCGAGGCTCAAAAGCAAAGCTTTTTGATCCAGACGAACATTTGGGAAATATAAATAAGACAATCGGGCCACTCTTAGAAATAATAAGAGAAAGGGCGAAAACTTCGAGCAAGCAAAACCGTTCAAACAGCCTTGATATTGGCAACCCATCACGAGCAAGCTTATTTGCTGGTGAAAACAAAAGCGAAGAAGAAAAAAAAGAGGAAGACCGGTTTACAACTCCGAAGATTTTTAAACCTATCCTCTCAAGCCTTGGCCGAATCGGTGGGGCGGGTGAAGGGGGGCAAAGCGTCATTTTTAGAATGGATAAAGAGCGCAACAAGCTCCTAAAGGACATCGCCTTTAACACTGGAAATGGAACGACTGCGGTTTTTGGCTAATTGACAAACTCACTCTTTTCGATGGCGAACAAAATTTATCACCCTGGGAACCTGGTCGCGATGCCAGGTTTCAAGGCTTCGAAGGATAACGCGGGACTCTGGACCGGGACGCAAATGTATCATTGCAAGGAATCTGAGCTCTTGAATCTTATGCCCCGCCAGGGAAGCCCACATCCAAAGTTTCCATATCTTGCCCTTGAGACCGTTTCATTTGAAATATTTCAGGAAGGGCTCGTGAAAATCACTGCAGGATATGCCGGCGCTTCGTTTGGGTTTGACGGTTCTGAGGAGCCTGAGGAGGAATATAATCTCGACATTAGTACATCGGAAGAACCGATCTCGACTCACTATCGATACACTGATCCCGCTGCTAACCTTACCGCCCAAGACATTCTTGAAGCGCTCGAACTCGCGAGAAACCCGCCTAGGTCAGAAGATGGTAAGAAAGTAAAACAGCCAGACACAAGCACTTGGAACCCACTTAAAAAAGACCTTTACGATGACACAAAAAAAGGGATTGAAGCCTACCGCGAGCCCAGGGTAACCTGGTCAAAGCGGTGGATTTCTAAAGAAAAGCCGACGGGGTTGAATGACATAGGAAAAAGCGTTGCGGCTCCAGAAGGCGACCCACCACAAGCGGCGGCGGGGCGAGATTGGTTAAACATCGGAATTAGATCCCGTGAGCGTGGGAAAGTCTATGAGAACGAAATAACATGGGAGCTCTCGGGCCGAGGGGGTTGGTTATCACGTTACTACAGTTAAAGATGAGCAACGCAATTGATTTACCCGCCGATGTAAAAAAAGGCGATCCAGTAAAAGCGGAGGACTACAACAAGCTCCTTGCCGCTCTTCGAAGGTCAATCATTCAGCCGGGGACCGGTTACCTTCGAACAATTAACAAAAGCGGGACCACTCTAAGGATTAAAGAAAACAAAGAATTTCGTCCTCGCATCAATCCACCGTTTTCGGTCATTGAAGTCGAGTCGGCTGGCGGAAATAATTACAATCTACGCTTTGAACCTGGCCGCGTTTCCTCAGCAAATCCCGAGGCGGCGTCCAACGATGACGATGGCATCGACTACCAGATCCCAAAAATCAATGGAACGCCGATGGATCAAAAGGACGCGAACGGAGATTTTCCGGCCCTGACTGTCGAAAAAGGATTTTCGGTTTATTGTCGAATTGGGAGAACCGCCATGGGCGTTCTTATGAACCCGGTTGATTTGGTCGCGGCTGATCGCGAAGAAGTGAGCGGGCATTATTTCCCGCCTGATCCTGACAACTCAGGAACCCAAGAAATCTATCAATACCGAAGAATCTTAGACCTAGATGTGGTTTCTGGTGAGGTTGAAATCAAGGTTTGGCGGCGTTCTGACATTGACCTAGAGCCGTATCTCTGGATGGGCGATAATGTCGGTCAAGGGGCTGACGTTTTTAGAGATCACGACGAGGAAAATTCAGTCTACAATTTTAGACGGATTTTAGGTTGTTACGGTATAAAATCCGAGCTCTCGACAAATCCCAACACCAATTCAATTAAATTAGATTTTGAGGGCGAGAACGGCGGTCAAAGCGCAAGCGGAAACAAAGCAAAAGTTTATGTTGAGCCAGCAACCGGCGTCGCTTGCACTGATAAAGCGAAATTCCGACAACTTACCCAGGGGGCTTCTCTTGATCGTCAACAAATTCAAGTGGTCGAAGACGGTGAGCTTGTGCGAATCCAGGGCAACGCGGTCAATCGAACGATTATATTTCGAGACTGTTCAAATAATGAAATTGTTACCCTTGAGTTTGAGGATGGGCTTTTGAAGTCCGGCGGCAATGATGACACTTATTCCCTGGTGCTTGGTGATTGTAACACCTCACCTTAATCAGTTGACGTTCTCTTCCGTTTCATGGTCCTTTACGTCGATATCGATCTCCGCCGATTTGTTGGGGCCCCTGGCTTTGGCTCTCCGGCTAGAGCAATCGAACTGAAACGCGGAGACGGCGGGGAGGTGAGTTTGCAGTTTTGCCAAGGCACGACCTTGGTTTCTTTGCCTGATAGTTCAGACATTATTTTTCAAGGAAAAGAATCTGGTAAATATGATTCGGGCCCGCTGATTGAGTGCTCAACCTTTGCAAATGCCGCCACGAGCGGAGGCGTTCACACTGGTTCTCTCAGCTATGACGTAAATTCCTTAAATGCTCTTCTGAATGACGATCTAGATCTCACAAACGACGTGGCTTTCATTTCTGCCATGTTCGAAGTCAGTTGGCGGCCGCCGGGCAAAGGGTGGAGCTCGACGGATACGCTTGCGGGTAAAATTAACAACGACGTTGTAAAGAGCGACCAAGGACTTTTGCCCGCGATCGCTGGAGAGATTCCAGGGGTTCAAGCAACCGCCCTCTCTGGGTTCGCGGGCACAGATACAATAACGATCTCAGCGGGGAGCCTAACGGTCGGCACTTGGTCTGTCAATCTTTGGGACGGGTCCACGGGTTCGGCCCCCGCTGAACCATATATCTCTTATTCCGGCTCTGGTGGATGGTCTGAGTGGGTCGATACTTTTGTGCAAGTAATTAACACGGGTGCGGCGACATATTCAGGATTTACCTTAGTTGGAAGTCGCCCCGCGTCCAATGAAGTAACGGCTCAAACTAACGTCGTAGGGACTACGGTAAATTTAGGCTTTAGAGCAAACGAGGCAGGCACGGAGGGCAATTCGATTTCCTACCTTCTCCAGGCCGTCACAAGTGACGACGCATCAGGAACTCTAGCGGGCGGCGTGAATTCTCGGGATTTTGTCCAAGATGATTTCGTGTCCACTTTGGCGGACACTTTGACCGCAGCCCAAAAAGCCCAGGCGATTGCCAACCTTCTCGAGAGCTCTGCCTTGACGGTGCCCGGCGACTTGGAAACCACTGGCTCGGCTAATGGACTGATTTTAGAAAGCCCCGACGGCTCTCGTTTCAGAGTAAAAGTCAGCAATTCCGGAACGCTTTCAACCACTTCAATCTAACACCAAAAACAAAAAGAAAAATGCCGCTTTCAACCGATACAAGTTCAAGCATAATTAACTGCCAGCCTGGGAAGACCTATTTTATCACGGCTGATGATGGCGAGGTTTTAGTTGAGTCAATTGTGATTGACCCTGTGGCCGGTGAAATCACAAAAGAGGAAGGAACAGTTTCTGACGGAACACGACGCCGATACGAAGGAGGTGCGAATAAGCTCAAAATCACGCCAAGCGCATCGGGTGTCTTTTTCACTGTCACGGAGGCAAAATGAGCCGCCTTCTTACAAATGCCGGCCTTCAAGATAACGCTGGTCTTTATGACCAAGGCGGGATTTATGATTTCAGCGCATTAAGTTTTTCGGGGGCAAGTTCTTTTGATCCGTTAACTCTGGACCCATACCTTTTTTTTGATGCAGAGACATCAATGCGCGGAACGCTTGAAGCATTTACACTCGACCTTGACCCGAGCAAGCCCCAGACACTTGATGTGATTACCGCGACCCGCGCAGGGACAACGGCAACATTCAGAAACAGCTCAGGCTTAATTCAGGTGGCCAGCCCCAACACGGTGCGCGTTGATCACGTTGATGGAGTGCCGATGATTCTGGTGGAGCCGAGTGCGACCAACACGATTCGATGGTCTGAGGACTCTACCGCTTACAATTATGGCTCTGGTATTACTTTTTCAGCTTCAGATATTTTAGCACCTAACGGTCAGGCATCATCTTTTAAAATGACTCCGGACGGAAGTGACGCTACACATCGGGGAGGTAGTAGCTACTCGGGTTCTTATAACTCAAATGCTGTAGTCACAATGAGCGTTTGGCTTAAAACCGACGGTTACGATTATTTCCTTAAAGTCGGTGGGTTTTTTGGATCAGAAAGCGCAGTATTTGATTCATTAGACGGTTCACTTAAATCTACAGAGGGGAATGTTATTTCAGCATCGTCAGAGGACTATGGAAATGGATGGTTCAGATACAAGGTTACTTATACATTTCAGAACCAAATTAATAACGGTCTACTCTACAGTGGGGTTAGGCTGGTCAAACGAGATGCGTCAAATAATCCTGTAGAATTATTCGATGGAACCAATGAGACTACAGGCGTCCTTGTTTACGGCACACAGTTTGAATTAGGAAGCATAGCAACAAGTTACATACCAACAGACAATGACGTTTCAGGCGTGACGCGACCCGCTGACTTAATTAGCATCGACGGGACTGCCTTCACGGACTTCTTTAACACTGGCGGGGAGGGCACATTTTACCTTGAAGTTGTTCCAACCGATATACTCAAGACGGTGCGGTTACTGACGGGGCATGGGGGAAGCTCAAGTGAATTAATTTTATACACCAACAACAACAGCGCTCAGGTTCAGACTTTTGATGGGACGAATGGAGCTAATTATGGACCAGCGCTAGATTCTCAGGTTAACCGAATCGGCTTTAGCTATAGTTCCACGGCAATGAAAGGAAGCATTAACGGCGGGTCTGAGCATTCTGGTAATCACGACGGTTCTTTTTCAGGAAAAACGTCAATCAAGTTAGGAAAAGACACACCAGTCCCGCTTCATTACAAGCGTTTGATTTACTGGCCAACGCATAGCAGTCAGTTGTGATAATCTTTATTTTATTTTAACAATGTCCCTCAGCTTATCGACACTTACCAACGCTTCAACGTCTGCATCAATTCTTACTGAATCGGCAACAAAAGCGGACTTTTTGGATGCCGTCCCTATTTTAAAAAATGAAGCAAATTTAGGGAATCGTGCAAAAGACGCCAAACAGACGACGGCTCTTAAACAGCCTAGAGCGTTGCCCTTGGACGCCAATGGTAAAGGCTATCTGCATCTATCTGGTGTAACTGGTAACTATGCGACCGTCCCGCATTCCGCAGACTTCAATGGCATTACTGATTTCGTCATGGAGGCGAAGGATGTCTATATGTCCAACTGGGCCACTGGAACTGAAACCTTTTTTTCAAAGTTCGGTTCTGGCGGAAGCGCATTTACTTTTCGTCGAAACGTTTCAAACGTTAATTTTTCGGCTGTCTATGGTAGCGCAACGGTAAATTCAAACTTTGCTCACGGTATTACTGGTTCAGCGATTGCAAGCATCCGACTGACTCGGGTAGGAACCGCTATTACAGCAGAGTTAGATTCTGGTTCGGGTTATGTTTCCATTGGAACTTCTCAGACCGTTCCTTCCGACGCTATTGCGAGCACCACGTCAGACATCGCGATAGGCGCTCGGGATGATGGCGTCAACCATCGGCTGAGGGGAAAAATTAGTCGGGCTCGGATTTGGAAAAATTCCACAGCATCAGGCACACCAGTCCTAGACATAGATTTTACAGATTCAACTGTTGCACACGGAGCATCTTCGTTTACCTCTGGATCTGGGCAGACTGTAACCATACATAAATCTGGTCAAAACCCGGCCAAAATTATTAGGCGTAGTGTTTTACGCTTTGTTACTTCGGCGGGGAGTTCGCTTCGGGGACAACTGAACCGGACAATTACAGACGGTGGGTATTATTTCGCAGTGTTTAGCATCAACGGCGACGGCGGGAACGCTGCCTCAAGGGTGTTTGCTATAAACTCCACTAATCAAAACGAAACAGCCAACACAGGATTTGTTTACGCTATTAAAAAGGGCTCCACAAACGATCTGGCCTCTTACTACGGAGGATACAGATTGATACATAACGATTTTTATGATGAAGATAAAGGTAGTTTTTTACATGAAGTTAAAGTTGTAAACAACGCCCAATCTTCGTCGGTTGATAACGCTGGCCAAAAAACAAGCAGCACATCAATATCTAATCTGTCTGCAGAAGAATTTGCGATTGGTTGCGAAAACAATGCTAATCAAACCTCAAACCCTTCTATTGATTTGGAGTTCCTCGCCTTATTTAATCCAAATTCAATTCCTAATGAGCAAATCGCTCAGAAAATCCGTGATTATATTGCCAATCGAGCAACATCTTAAATCTAATAAAAATCGAAACATGCTTGAAAAAACGCTAGAAAATCAGGAGCAATTGACTCCGATTGAAATCAGCCGAGCAAATTCGGGATTCAGGTTTTTTTCATGCGACGTGCTCGTTTTTGACCAGGTATCAAAAAAGGTCGATGAGTCTCGCGGGTACCCAAATCGTCAGGGCACGACTCTTAGAGGACTCCCAGAATCTCAGTTTCTTCAAATCGCAACCGATGGGAGTGGCAATCTTCTTATTGCAATCGATTGCTGGAGGTTTACTCCAGAGGATGACGCCATGATTGAAGCCGCCGGGGATGGTGTGAAAGAGCTTACTCAAACCGAGTTTAACTTAATCCGCCCGGCCGCGGTAGAGCTTAAGTGATGGATAAAATATTTCATCCAATAACGGGAATTGTAGCGGCGGTTTATGCCGCGGCTATTCCGCACATAGAATTTTTCCAGGTGACGCTTTCAATTGTGTCGGGTCTCATTGCGCTGTTGATAGGAGTCTTGTCCTTGGCTAACACCTGGAGGAATTTCCGCAAAAAGTAATCCCCGGGCTCGGTTGACGAAATCTGCCTGGGCATGACTAAAAAAATTCTTGCCGGTCAGATTCGCGAGATTGTGAATGCCTTGGGCGGAGCAGTGGCGGCGTTTGGATTTGTTAACCAAGAAATCGCGTCAGCTTCAGGCGGAGTCTTTCTTTCGGTTTTAATGCTGATTTGGGGCATCAAAGACAAGCAAGGGTTTCAAGTGATTGCTTCAGGAGTGCGTAAGCTGATGGCCTCGGCGGCTGGTGCCGCTTTGGTTTTTGGTTGGCTCGATAAAGAAAAATTTGAAGCGATTGAATACATTTCGGCCGCGGTCCTTCCGATGGTGCTCGGGTTCTCTGCAAAAGCCAACGGTGTCAAAGTGATAAAAGGGCTTCCGGTCATTTTGTTTTTTGCTGTCCTTGCCCTTTGCCTTCCATCTTGCGGTGCTTCAATCGAGTATGACCTCGGGCCGGGATTCGGCGGGGCTATCATTGGCATTGAGATTCCCCATCAAAAATGAGCGGTCCGGTCGTCGTCCTAGATCCTGGTCACGGCGGCCGCGACCCTGGGGCGGTCAATGAATTGGTTGGGGTTACAGAAGCCGAGATGACGCTGGACGTTTGTCAGCGGGCTCAAGCTCTACTTTTAAACTGTTGCAAAGTCGTTTTAACCAGGGAGAAAGATTGTTTTGTATCACTTCGGGCCCGTCCGGTCTTGGCTAATAAGCTCAAAGCTGACGCGTTTGTCAGCTATCATTTTAACGCCGGGAGCTCTTTGAGGACCGCTCTCTCGTTTGAAGGGTTTACGACCCCAGGGCAAAACAATAGCGACAAGCTCTGTCAGGGCATCCTGGACGCTCATGCGCGGCTTTTACCTGAGCAGTCCCTTCGAGCCGACAGAAGGGACGGGGACGACGACAAAGAGGCCAATTTTGCGGTGATCCGCGGGACCGACTGCCCTTCCTGCCTCATCGAAGGCGAGTTTATCCATACGACACACGGGGCCGAGCTTATAAAAAACGAAAACAAACGCCAGATGATGGCCCTGGCGGTTGCCTTAGGCGTTAAAAAATTTCTTGGGCTTGGTGATTCGAGCGATACGGACCGCCAAGACTTTGATTTTTTAGCCTCGATTGCGGTCATTGAGAAGGAGCTTGAGGCCCTCAAAAAACATCTTTGAAAAAGGCAAAAGGCCAACCTAAAAGGCCAACCTCAGGCGTTGAATGTGATCGTTGTAGAGCCTTTTTAAGGGGTTTTAAGGCTCTGGAGCCCTTATAGTAGCGTTGTAGACCCCCCCTGGAACGTCCAGGCGTACATTATGAGTCCCCTGCTCTAACCGCTGAGCTACAGCCCCTTTTTGTCCTTAATACCTGATTGATAGGGAGTTGAGTGGAATCACTACTTACCCCTAAAACCCAAGGCCAACCCCCAAGGCCAACCTCAGATCTAAAAAATCTCGCCAGGTTCTCGCGGATTGAGTAGGTAAAAAGCATGGGATTGAAGTCGACGGGCATCACAAATCTGTTCGTTTCTAGTTACGGGAATTACTATTGGAAAGCCAAAATAAATGGCTCGGTTCGTCAGGGCACTCTGGGCACTAAATCAATGTCTACTGCCAAATCTAGATTGTATCGAAGATTGCAAGCCGGAAAGCGGCAATATCAAGGAAGCCATCACGGGAAAATTGTCACCCTAGGCGACTGGGCTCGGGAGTGGTTGCGTCGCGAAAAGAAACGCCCCAACATCAAGCCAGGGACCAAGTATGATTACGAAAAGAAAATCAAAAGCCTCAAGGGTGCTCCGGTCATGTCGATTGCTTTTGCCCGCTTGAATGAAGAGCATTGCCTAGAATGGTGGCAGGAGCTCAACGATAGGGTGGCACCGGTTACCGCAAATTCTCGCTTCCGGGTCTTTCGATCAATCATTGTGCTTGCAATGGAGGAAACCGGTCGGCTCGATAATCCCATCAAAAAACTTAGGAGAAAGCCAGTCAGGCGGACTGTTCGAAAGATACCTGGAGCCCAAGACATTCGAAATCTTTCCCAAACGATCCGAGAACAGGGCAAGCGTCACTCGCTTGAGTGCGCGGCGATGGTGGAGTTTGCCGCTTACTCAGGAGCCCGCCCGGCCGAGGTGGCCGCGATCAGGGCCGAGGACATCGACGGAGATTGGTTGGTGATCCGAGGGGGCGAGGATGGAA